CCAGAACGTCCCTCCGTTGAGAAGGGAGCATGCGGCGGCACCTGACAATCGATACGTCAGAGCCTCCATAATACTCCTTTCCACAAGACTCTCTGAACCTCCCGGTCCAGAAAGACTTGTTCATGTTCACCACAAGCCCAAAAGCTTGTAGCTCATGAACAACGGACTGCACGTATTCCACGGGGACGATAATATCATCCCCATAGACGCGCACCCGACCTTCGAGTCCTTTAATGAACTCTCGGGTCACTGGTGTGTTGAGCTCCTTGCTTATAGCACGGAGGATAATGGTCAGAAAGACCATGGCCTCCATGGGAAAACAAAGAGCCGATCCCATAGACGCGAACTTGGCGAGGCGTTGAACGCCATAGCCAGGTACGTCCGCTCGTCGTGAACGAGTCGCTTGAACCGCATCTGTAAGATGCGGCCAATAGCGAGTAAGCTCACGAACAAGCTGATTGGAAACACGATCGGATGCTTCACTTAAATCAAGTGTAGCAAGCGCGCCCGAAAGCGAGCCGTCTCTAGCCATCTGCTGATTAGGCTTTTGGTCAGAGAATCCAATAAAGTGAGAAAGCGAGTCACTGCTTTCAATCCTTTCAACGATCACCTCCATAAGCCCTTGCTGCATGTATTGCATACAAGTAGGCTCGATGGCGATGATCCTGGGTGTTTTCAACGTTTTAGGAACTGCGGTCACCTTAACGGGGACCTCAGAACCGGGATCAAGTAAGTCAATCTCGGGGCCATTTAGAAAATGGCTCACAGAAGGAAACACGTTTTCCATGTGTGGAAAATGAGCTTCCAACCGCTCCGTCCAAACTGTTTGATTGTACTTGGCGTTTCCGTCAAGTCTATCTGCAGTTTTACCGGGACCGTGTTTGGGAATGATATCCCCCTCGTAAACCTTACGGTCGACGATGGAGAATACATCACCAAACAGTATAGACGAAATTCTTGCAAAGTCAGAGTAATCTGCCTCCGTTCGAATAGCGTCATACAGTTTGACTTGCTTTTCGCAATCGACAAATTTGTCGAACGCGGCCTTAATCCTCGCATCACTGCAAGGAAGATTCAGTTTACCATAAAACAACGTGAGTTGTCTCAGGGACTGAATGGCCTCGAACGACGGATTGTCGACCAACACACCCGATTGAGGATCAAAGATTTGACTGGTAAAACCTGAGAGAAATCTCGGGAGATACCCGTTCTTCGAATAACCAACGAAGAGCGTTGAGTCTACCTTCTCTTTGTCCAGACCTTTTTGGAGGTCGTCGCAAAAAGCAGGTAAGGTTATCGTTAAAAACGACAACCCTTCATCTTTGAACCTTGCCTTGATTGTTTTCCAATCACGGCTGGTGCTAGTGCAACATCTGCTCCCCAATTCATCGAGGAGCACCTTCAGAAGCAGCATATGGCTTTTCATCTATCCCCTTTATATAGGGTGGTAGAGTCCATTGCCATGGCGCTGCTGTCCTTTATGTCAGTTCTCGCCACCCAGCAACTGGGTAACGCGAGCACCGGAAGATGCAGTGAGGTAAGCCGTAAGGCCGTCCACAATCTGCTTCTGCTCGGCCACAGTATACCCGGTCGGCGGAACGTCGATCACGATGTAAGTACTCATCGTGTACAACGCGTTCGTCGAGGGCATAAGGGGGTCGGCAGCAACCTTCCGGTGGTCAAGGCGGATGGTACGCCGGTTCCGTCGACCATAGGTCGAAGAAACCGAGAGCTTCACCGACGCGTCGTCCTTCTGAAAGGACCCGCTATCGATGCCGCTCGAGACCCTGGGAAGGGTCTGCGCCACCGCATTGATCGTAACTGACTGAGGGTCAGCAAAAGCCATGACTATCTACTCCGTGAAGTTGGTTGTTACCAAACAATCGGAATGATCGTCTGGTTTTTGACTACTGAGCACTAAACCTCTCAGTAGTGAGTGCCGCTCCGGGAAATACCCAGAGCAGCCATGATGGCCCACTGACGCGGGTTCAAACTCGTGTCAGTGATGCCAAAGCCAAAGGGTGATGCCTTATACCTTGCCTTTGCCGTAGTGGTAAAGGTTTGGCGCAGGGTTTTGGTACCATACCCTTGTCTAAAGGGTTGTACCGTAACTACATCAGTGATCGCTGTTGTGCGTTCCATGATGTAGGCCCAAGGCATCACTAGGCCGTCGGCTGCAAATGCCCCGATGTTGTGTAAAACATCACCGGTATTGGCAAACCAGTCGGCAGCCCAAGTCCAGGGCGTTAAATCCCAGAGAACCTCAGGTGTTACACGCGTGCCGTACAGATAATTTAATAGCTGTTCGTTACGCTGAATATTAGTCTGTCCCTTCTTTTGAGGGGGCAGGTAATATGTGAAAACACCTTCAAACCAGCGCTCTTGCTTTTGAGTTCTGGAAATGGTTCTCTTGGATCCCGTCCCGTATGCGCTGACCCCACTACTTGTAGCTAAGGTGATACTTGGTGTAGCACCGTCATTACTCGTAGTGATGCTAGTAGATTTGCTAGCAGGCCAGTCCATGCGCCTCCTTACCAACTTCCCTGAATTACGTTCGTACTGCCTAATAAGGGCATCGCTGTCCTTAACGGCATGTGCGAACTTCTTCAGATCACTGATGAGAGGTTTCCAACCAAATTCAGCGTTAAGATA